GAAAATATAGTCATGGGTGGATGGGTGTCTGAATTGGAAGGTCAGGTATTACCAGAAAGCAGTTTAAAGAGATACAGGGAATTTCCTGAGAACATGGAGTACTTTACAATTGCCTTTGCCGACACGGCCGACACGGGGACGGACAACTTCGCAATGCCTATTACACGAGTTTACGGCAACCGGGTATATGTATTTGATGCTATCTTTGATCAGGAGAATTTAACGATACAGGAGGGGCAGGTTCAGAGCAAGGTAAAAGAATGCAATATCAATAATTTGGTAATTGAAACAAATAGTTTCGGGGCTTATTTTGCAAGAAGGATAAGAGAGTTAATACCTGAATTAGAGGTATTTGGGATATTTTCAAAACAAAAGAAGATGATGCGGGTACTGGCTAATGCCGGACTTGTTAAGATGTATTTTTACTTCCCAGAAAATCCTAATCCAACACTTCAGCGATTTATGGATCAGGTTTACAAGACTTTAAAAACAGCAACAAAAGAAGATGATGCGATAGACAGCATTACTGGGTTAGCTGCTTATCTGGAGAAATATCACGGGATGTTTAAAGAATAATTGTATTTACATAGTAGTAATTAATACCAATATATTATATTTGTAGAATGAAACAAGTAGATATATTTAAACAGGTTATCAATCAGGTTAAGCAGAGTAAATTTACTCCCAGTGCTGCGTTTATGAATATCAACGGAGAAGTAATTGATATTCTGGATAAAAAGAATAAGAAGGTTGTAGATAAATATTTAAAGCAATGGGGAAAATAGACATTGTCAAAAACGCTTGTATTGTTATTTGCGACGACGTTCCATGTATAATTGAACTCCCAAACGAAATAAAACCGTTTGCCAGATTAGTGGTAATTAATGGGTTTTGTGATTTTAATGATTTATTTGTATTTAGAAATTAATCAAATGAATTACCCAAATATTAAGAAAGCAAAATTAACTCATAGGCAAATTGCAAGGGCTTTTGGATATAAGAATGTAAACTCTTTCCGGTGTTCATCTGCTCACAAGCGACACATGCAAGGGGTTGAAAATATACTCGAGTTGGTAAAACCTGATTTAAGTTATATTCCTGTACATGAAATTAACATAAATTGCAAATAAAAAAGATATGAAAGCAGAAATAGTAATTACAGTTATTTTGGCAATTGCTAATTTAACATTAGCGGTTATTATTGTTAAGGGATGGATGAAATCAAAGCCATCAGAATTCTCTAAATTAAAACAAATGTTTATTTCTGATGATATACTTTATGGAGGTCATGCCTTCATTAAAGTTAATGATAAAATTAAATATATTGATATTACTAAGTTAAGATATCTACCCGATAATAAAGGAATGATTCGTTTCTGTTGTAGTCATACAGGCCATTGTGAACCAGTTTATAGCTTACCTGAAGGATTAAATATTAAGCCCTTTAATATTGAAAAGCCAGTTATTATTATTAATGGCAAAAAGATAAAACCCACTTTCTTTAAATATGATTCAACAAACAAGACCGGAGTTATTGAGTTTAAATTAAACAAAGTTTCAATGGGTGGACTTATTACCGATATGATCAATAAAGCGAAACAAGCAGGATATACGCCTCCTTATTGCTTGACATGTGGTAAAAAAATAGATATTTCAAAATACCCCGATATATCTGAAATGCAGATTGATTATAGTGTTACAAAAGACACAATACTTTTACGCCCGTTAAAGGGATAAATTAAATGGCAAGCTAAAAACCTCTGAGAAATCAGGGGCTTTTTTATTGCCTAAATGTCCCATACAAAAAATATTTAATAAAAAACATGATAAAAGTCATGTAATTCAAAAATATAATATAATTTTGCATGAAGAAATGAATAAATAATGTTTGAACAGACACTTTACAAGTGGTCTCAAATCCTTTATAAACGTTCGGGAATCTCTCGATCTAATATCACCACCTCTAATTATCAGTATCTTATAGACAAGCCCGCATGGCTTTCTATGTCTAATAACAGCGACTATCGCAAGGCGGTTGCTGAGAATCCTGTCTTATACGGTTGTATTGATATTTTGGCCAGTGCTGCATCGAATGGTAAGAAATACCTGGTTGATGATAAAGGCAAGGTCGTATCGTGGGATTCTGGGAAAACTGGAGTTAAACAAGCTCGTAAGTTATTTGTTGACCGACCAAATCCTTTGCAGTCAGTTAAGGAATTCCAATTTGAGCGGGCTTATATGTTTTTCACGTTCGGTAATAATTACGTTTATCTTAATAATCCCTTAGAGACTTACGATACTGACATACTGACAGTTCAAACGATGTATAACCTGCCGTCTGAATATGTTCAAGTTAGACAGACGGGCAAAATATATGATCAGGTTGAGTTATCAGGGATAATTGAAAAGTTTTGTTTGACAAATTATTCTCCGGTAAAAGAGTTTAACGTCAAAAATGTTATTCATTTTAACGATGTAAACCTCTCTAATGTAGGTAATTCGATAGTCGGGTCTTCACGTCTGGAAGTGCTTAAAATGCCAATTCAGAATACACAATTAGCTTTTGAGGCTATGAATGTTATTTTGAAGTCAAGAGGAATGCAGGGTATTATTTCAGCAAACAATAAGGATGCAACCGGTACTCAAATACCTATGAGCCCTTCGGCAATAAAAGAGATTGACAAAACATTTAAAACTGAATATGGGGTCAGAGAAGATCAGAAGCAATTTCTTATTTCATATTCCGATGTGAAGTACATGAAAACTATCATGAATTCCGCTGAACTGGGGATTTATGATGAGTTTTCAAACAATGCAATGATTATAACCAACGGATTGGGAGTGCCTTCAGAACTTTACAAAACGTGGATGCGTGGATCTACTTATGAGAACCAGGCTCAGGGTGTAAAGAATCTTTATCAAAATAAAGTCATCCCGCATGTCGATAATGAAGATCAATATTATACTGAACGTTTGAATTTGCGCAAATATGGACTTAAACTAAAGACCGACTTTTCACATCTTGAAGCATTACAGGAAGCCAGAAAAGAAAAAGCAACTTCTCTGAGCATGAATTCCCGGACGGCTGAATCAGCATTTAATAATAATTTAATCACTTGGAATCAGTATTTAGACATGTTGGATATTGACCCGGTTGCGGGCGGAGATATTTACAAGTATCAAAGGGATGAACAGACAAAAACTAAGGTTGATAATACAGTAACGGTATGAGCGACAAGAAGAAATTAAGTGACAAAGAGATTAAAAAACTCCGGGCGTTGAAACAAAAAAGGATTAACGATAAAGAACTTATAAAAAAATAAGGCAATGGAACATTATGGCAATATGGAATTTCAGACCAAAAAAGAACTATTTAAGTTTCTTGTTGAAAACAGAGATAAGTTAATCGCACAAAAAAAAGCAGTCAAAAAAGAGGCTGATTGTCCTGTTATTGTTGCTCCTATTATTGTCGTTGATCCTAAAAAGGCAGTTAACAAAGCAGAGGGAGAGCAAAACGAACCTAAAAACATGGAATCTTTAAAGGTTGTTTGTATAATAAACACAACCAATTACTTAGATTCTCATTTAGACTTACACCTTCCGGGAATGTGGAATAAAAGCCTGAACGATAATAAAATGATTATGCATGTTCAGGAACACGACATGCAGGAATTTGAAAAGATTATTTCAGACGGTAACGAATTAAAGGCATATACTAAAAGATTCAAATGGTCAGAACTCGGTTATTCGTTCATTGGCGAAACAGAGGCACTTGTTTTTGAGTCTACTATCCTCAGAAAACGCAATGAGTTCATGTTAAATCAATATGCGAACGGATGGGTAAGGAATCATTCTGTTGGCATGTATTATGTCAAAACAGATTTTGCTGTCAATGATGATAATTACCCAAATGAATTTGAGGCGTGGAATAAATACTATCCTCAGATTGTAAATAAAGAGGTAGCAGACGAAAGAGGATTCTTTTGGTACGTACTGGAAGCCAAATGCGTTGAAGGGTCAGCTGTACCTCTTGGAAGTAATACATGCACACCAACACTTGAGATAATGAAAAATGAGCCGTCGAATGGCACTCATAATATTTTGGAGCCGGGATTGTCCACTCTGAAAAAAATAGATTTTAAAGTATTAACAAACAATTTTAAACTTCAATAAGATGACAAAAGAAGAACAGGAATTACTTGATAAAGTAAAATCAGAAGCAAGCGAGGCTGTGGAACTGAAGATAAAAGCGTTCACCGCCGAGTACAAAGACATTGCCACTAAAGCAGCTGATGGCAAGATGACAAAGGCCGAAGTTGATGCAGAACTTGCAACACTTGAAACTAAATCACAGGAGTTCACAAACCTTCAATTAAAGGCCGTAAATGATGAACTTATCAGGGTTGCATCTGAACTAAAAGCTTTGAAAGAGGTTCCCAGACAGACCAAAGCTGAAAAGATTGGATTTGGAACATTACTCCGAAAATCCCTCGAAAGAGACGGGTTAACAGAGGAAGTTGTGATTGATCCACTTTCTGGGAAAAAAGCACTCACAGTTAAGGGATGGGATCGTAAAGGAATAAAACTGACTACAAAGGCCGCTGTTGATATGACAACCGCCCTGTCAGTCGCTCCTGGATCAACTCCGGGTACTTCGATCGGTTATCTTACCGATTATAAGATGAAAGATGTAATGATCAATCTTACAAAAGATGTTCATTGCGTTCAATTCCTTCCTACTGACCCGATCGTTAATAAATACATGGGCGTTCTGGTTGAGCACACTTATTTTGATGGTGCTGCTGTAAAAACTGAAGGAAGTACAGCTACCAAGTCGAGCATAAAATTCAAAACAATTGAATTCAAGGCTTTGGAATATGCTACTTATTTCAGGGTATCAAAAGAAAACCTTTCCGACCTGCCAAGACTTGAAAGTAAACTTAACAGGATCGCTCCTGATAAGATTCTTTCGACTCTGGATGCTGCAATATTCTCCACAACCGGGGATAATTCAACAACCGCATGGGGTATGTATTATGCCGGTAATTATGTTGCCTTTGCATCAACAGGACTTGGCACAGTGGCTGGAGCAAATCTTATTAATCTTATTGGTAAGATGGTTCTTCAGGCACAGCTCGCTGATGAGGATGTTAATGTTGTAATACTTCACCCGTCTATGCTCAATGGTATTCGTCAGGAAAAAGATGAATTAGGTAACTCAATCACTGACAGGAACGTTGTATTCGGCCCGAACGGCAATGTAATATCCATATGGGGTCTTACTGTTGTTTTGAATAAGTTACAGACAGTTGACCGTGTTACGGTTATGTGGAACGAAGCTGCCGAAATAGGGCTACTTGAAGACATTACTTTTGAAATCGGAACCGACGGAACCGACTTAACAGAAGGTATGAGAACGATCGTATTTTGGATGCGTGCTGCTTTTGGAGTAAGCAAACCAGGTGCAATATTCCTGTCAAGTGCTCCTGAAACTGATATAGCTTCAATTAGTGTATAAATAAGATTGTAAGTCCCGGTATTTACTTATCGGGACTTCATTCATAAAATTAAGAAAGGAAAATATAATGAAAAAAATACTTTTAATTTTTGCACTGATCAGCATAACTGCTTTCAGTATAGCTCAGGATAAAACCGGCAATATAAGGAAAGGTACTAACTCACTTGCATGGCCGTTCAAATTTACCGCTGCTGATTCTATTGCGGGCCATGGAGGATTTCATATCATAGCCAATCAGACATATTGGGTGAGGATAATAAATATCCAGAAGTACATGCAATATCAGACACTTACGGTTACTCTGGATAATATAAGCGGCACTACTGATGTGGTTTGCACTGCTTACGGAAAGACAACCTTAGCTGGTGATTCTGCTACTATCGGCACTCCCGTAACTTTATCTGCGGATGGTACTGCAACCATAACAGCTACTACTCCATATAATTACAATTATCTCAGTTTGTATTTAGTAGCTGGGGCAGGTACTCAGAATTCTCATATAACGGCACTTACTGTAAGAACAGCGAATGCCTTTGAAGTTGGAGGTACTGGATTAGTTACTGCAAGTAATGGTTTAAAGATTCCTAATGATCAGATATTGACATTAGGAACAACCACGACCAATGCAGAGACAAAAATAACAGCGAAGTTTGATGAGACAACTTCCGGTATTGGTCAGTTTCGAATAGGAGACATGACTTACCCTCAGGTTCTTAAAGTTAATCCGGGCGCAACTGTTGCGGGATCAATCATAAATATTAATCATACTCTTGGAGCCGGTAACTGCGATGACCTTTTAGGATCTTACAGTAAAGTCAACGTACTCGGTTCTGGCGATGCCGGAATAACTATTGTTGGCGATGCTCCACGGGCGTATGTAGGGCTTACTGGAGGGTCTAATAATTCAGTAGCCTCTCAGGCTTACGCCTCACAACCGTGGGCCAGACACCAGGGAACCGGAGCGATAACAGCAATGTCAGGGCTTTCGGCTAAATTAGATGTTGGAGCAGATAATTTCACGGCAAGCACAATCAATGCAGGTCACTTCCATATTGACGGAGCAGCCACAGTAACCGGTCAGTTTGACGGTGTTATGGTTGAGGTTTACCCTGATGTTGCATCAATGGATAATGCTATCAAGATTGCCGTTGATGCTGGAGCTACTGTTGTAAATGGTATTGGTATATCAGGAACAGTCACTCATGATATAATGGGACAAAACGGGGAGTATCTGGATAATACTACAAATGGAAGTTTTACAATTCCAAATATAATCCGTAAGCATACCCCAGTTACCGTTAATGCAACCGAAACAACGTCTGCCGCTAATATGCTGGCGGGTGTTATAAAGTGTACATCAACTTCGGCAGTTGCAATAACCACACCAACGGCGACAGCAATAGCCGCTTTAATCCCGGGTTGTGGTGCCGGCACTGCTTTTGACCTGATAATTGATAATTCAGCAAGTTCGAGTTCGGGAGCCGTCACACTTACCCTTGACGGTTCAATTGCAGTTGTTAACCCTGCTATCATAACAGGAGGCGCAACATTAACGCTCGCAGTAGGAACTACCGGAAAGTTTAGTTTTTACTTTACTTCTGGCACGGCTGCTAAATGTTATAGAGTCTACTAATGGAAGCAATTAGTAATAAATCAGGAAGAAAACTTCACGGTAAGATTGCGGAGATTCTTGTAAGAAAGGGTTCCGCAACCCCCGTTGAGGAAACTGAAGAATTAACCGAAACTGTTGAGGAAATAATTCCTGAAACTACTGAGGAAAACATATCTTCAGATGAATCTATTGAACCGGAACGAATAGTTGAAGTGGATAATGGCGAAACTGTCAATGTTCCCGATCCGCCAGTTCAAGAAGAAAAAAGGGCAGAGGAAGTAATTCCTGATCCGGTTAAAGAAAAGCCGAAAAAAACGAAGGCTCCTAAAAAAGCCAGAGCACTTAAAACAAAGAGAGTTAAAAAGTAAAACATGTCTCTGATTGACAGCACATATTTTGTTGGTGAAATAAACATCCCGAATTTAACAGGAGTTAATTCGAATGCGACTGCAATAGCTCAGGCAATTACTCAGTATGAAAAAGAAATACTGATTCAATTACTTGGATATAAATTGTATTCGCTTTTGATTGCTGATTGTACCGGCGAAGGAGGTATTCCTGTAACTCAGATCTATATTGACCTGGTTAACGGTGCTGAATTTACGCATGAATATAACGGCGAAGAAATACTTCTGAAATGGGAGGGATTGAAGAATGCTGCAAAACAGTCGCTTATCGCTTATTATACTTATTACAAGTATGTTGAGCGTGAAGTTACTCATCTTTCGCAGATTGGAGTTATGCTTACCGGAGCTATGAATGCGAAGGGATACAGGGCTTCGTCAGAAAACAAAATGATTGCTGCATGGGAACGTATGAGAGAGTTATACGGTAAGATACCGCCTGATTACAAGAAGTTTTTTTCAGTACCAATTAAAGGCTCTAACTTATCTTATATATTTAATTGCGACCCATCGGCTTATAACTTTCTTTACGCGAATAAGGACAATTACCCGGATTGGATTTTCACGCCACAATGGGGTATTAATATTTTTGGTATATGAGTGCAGAGTTTAAATATTTCCCTGATTTGTTTAAAGAGGTAGTAGATGCTGCCCGGCTCAGGAATGACCCGACAAATAACCTATTGCCTTATTTTCAATACGGGACTTATTTAGAATTGCTTGAATTGTGCAAAATCAAAGACAATAACCAGATTGAGAAATATCCTCTGGTTTGGCTTGTTTGGGACAACAGCGAAAATACTCAAAGATGGATTGAAGAATGTCTTTACAATATATCTCCGAGGGTATTTATCTGTACTTTAACTAATAAGGATTTCACAACTGATGATCATTATGTAAATACATTAAAGGTTGTGTTATACCCGATTTTTGATTTACTGATTAGCGAGATGGGTTATCATAAGAACTTCGGGCTTGGTTCAGATTTCCGGTACCCAGTCAATGATCATCCTTTCTGGTTAAATAATGACGCTGGACAATTAGATATATTGTCGGCAATTGAAATAAAGTTTGAAAATTTATTAATGATAAAATGTTAAAAAATGGGAACACTTAAGTATGCTGGTAATGGAGCCAGTAAAGATTTTCTCCCGGATGTTATAGGAATGATTGTCCTTAACAAGGGAACTACCATTACGGTAGCTTTAGCGAAGACATTAGCTGGATGGCAGGCACTTATTAACCCTGCTACATCGGCGGCAATAGTTGGCACTTATATTAATCTCGAAAGAGGATTTGAAGAAAAGACTGCCACGCCTGAATTTACAACTGCAAATACAGGTTTAGAAGAAAAGACCAAAGATTTTGAACCGAAATTTACTGGTTATGGAAAGATGAGTTGGGAAGATTATCGCACGTGGTTTGAGGCAGATGGGAAAGAATATCAATTTGTACTGATTCTAAAAGACGGTAATCTTGTAACATCATTTAATTCAGCTGGATTAGTTGTTGGTTTTCTTGGTCGTATGTTCGTCTCTTACAATTTTCCAAAAGCTGGGGGAGATGGGAAGCAGAAGGCTTGCCCCTTTGATATTATACTTAGTGATGTTGAGCAAATCAAGAATTACCAGATCATAAGAACTGCATTTCAAAGGGTTGAGCTTGAAGAATCTGTGCCGGTTGGTATTAATATTGAAATTCTTACCGATTACGAGAGTTCAGGCGGAACAGTTGTATTAAAAGCTACTCACAGGGTATCAGGACTTCCTTATGCCGGATTAACTACTTATGCCCAATGGCAGGTAGTTAATACCACAACTGATGCAGCAGGGGCAGCTACGGCAATAACAGCTACTAACGCAGCCATTGGCTCATATACATTAACCTTCCTTAATGGTGCTGCAAAGATGACAGGTGACTTCGAGATTCAGGCTGAAACAATAACTGCCTCTCATGTTACTTATTTGTCTAATGTCCTTAATATCCCTGTATAATGAAATTCGGGAAAGTAGATATTAATACAACATCGCCTTCGGTTAAGTGGAAAGACTGGACATGGAAGGAATTTCAGAATTTCTACGATCACTCATTAAAAGGGAATGTAACCGAAACGATTGAGGAAATTGGAAAGGCATTAGGTGTTAAAGTGCCGAAATCCAAAAAAGGCAGCGATGCTTAGTTAAAATAGAGGGGTCGAACGATAAAATGACCCCTTTTTTATAAAACATTATGTCACGGATTCTTGAGATACAAAAACGATCAAATCAATACTTAGCATCATTTGAGGCTAACGTTGTCCGTATAATAGAATCTGATCAGGAAAAAACAGTTGATTTTAACCGGATGCAAATGTTAAAGTCAAAGGATGTAGATAATAATCCTTTAATTCATGCGAGTACCGGATCGGAATTACTTAGTAAAGCATACGCAAAAAGAACAGGAAAGAAAAAGCCAAATTTATGGTTAAGAGGGGATTTTCAAGAAGGGATGTTTTTGTTTATGCCTTCAGTTAAGGAATATTTTATCACTTCAAAAAACTATCTGACCCAATGGTTGTCTAAAAATTACGGTAAGATATTTGGGGTCTCCCCGGAAAATCAACCAAAAGCGCAAGCGATTAATGACAAGGCAATAATTGAGGATTACTTTAAAAACGTATTCCAATGAGAACTAAATATTTAACACCAGAAACCATAAAAAGGTTTTCAGAATTATTAGACAATCAAAGGACTAATTATCTTAAGTGCATTTCTGTTTACATTAAGGCATCGAAAATTTGCCTTTTATTGTTTGCTATAACAATGATTTTATTAACAATATTAATGAATTAAAGCTATGATTTTCAATTATGATGGTAAATTAGAGGAAAACGTTGCAAGGGGTGGAACATTTGATATAACAGGGACAGGGGCTGTTATTGATAAACAGTTCTTTGGTTTTACTCCCTCGTCCGGGGCGGTATTGGCAGTAATTAAAGGTGTGCCGGTAAAGAGTTCATTATCTACCTTAACGGCAATCAGAGCCGCCGAGGTTGATTTAGCAGCGTTCTTTTTAACCGCATTAACAGATCCTTTAACGGAAGATTTATACCGGGTAGATGGGTATATCATAACAAATGTTCAATTCACGTCTGGAACCGGCCATTTCTTTAAGACATTGAATCAGGTAACTGCCGAGTAATGCTTAAAAAGTTACATGAGATAACAATTAAGGATGTCATCCTACTGGATGCGACCAAGAAGGCTAATAGCCTCAAAAGGTATTGGTTCGTCCCTTTGTGGTTATGTCGTGCTGAACTCGAAAAACTAACTAAAGAGATATTTGATTTAATCGGGGGCAAGACTATAAACGACCTTCAGGATGAATTTGATAAGTTATCCGCTTATCGCAGGTTACAATTACTTGAAGCACTTAAAGGAGGGGTAAAAACTGAATTTGAGTTACGTCCCCGGGTAAATGCCTGGAAAATCATACTCGAAAAAGACTATAAAGAATCTGAATTATTGCAAAGGGTAGTTGAAGATGTAAAACTTCACACAGGAATCGAAATAAAAGAGCCTAAAGACCTTAAGGAGTTCTATGATTATGTACAGCATAAAATCGACAAATATGCTGAAATGTATCCTAATATCGAAAAAACAGAGGTTAAGCTTGAAAAGGTTTTGTTATCAGTATTTATTTTCATGGACAGGGATTTTGACGAAAGCATGAGATTAATAGTTTTTGCCGAATTAAAGGCAATGGCGGAAGAAAAAATAAGAAGCAATGGCGAAAAGTCAGGAAATAGCGCAGATTAATGAGATTAATCAAGGGCTAACAACTCTAAACACTACGATCAACGGTACGGTATCGGGTTATTTAGCCTTGGTTGCTGCTGTTGATAAAAGTACTCCTGAGATGAAGGGGCTTATTTTATCTTTTGCAGAATTATCAAAAGCACAAAAGGAAGTTACAGCAAATCAAAGGCAATTAGATTCTCTTGGGAAACAACTTGCAGCAACTGAAAAGAAATTAAAAGAGATTGAAGATCCACGTTTGAAATTATTGATTCAGAAAAAAATTGCATTACAGGATAATACTAAAGCACTTAAAGACGAGGTAAAAGCTGAGGGACTTGCAGAAACTTCACTTGTTCGGATGCGCCAGAAGCTTTCAGAGTTAACAAAAGCATACGATCAGTCAGGGGTAAGAACAAAGGCCGCCGCAAAAGAAATAAATAGTCTGAGTAAAGAAATAGAGAAGGCTGAAAATGCAACCAATAGGCATGGTCGGGGAGTTGGCAGTTATGCAAAGTCTATTCTTAGCGCAACAGGGATTATGGTTTCAGGAGCCGCCGCGTTCGCTGCATTTTTCGCAGTCATAAAGAATGGTTTCCAGACTTCAATTGCATTTGAAAAGGCAATGTCGGAAGTAAAGGCAGTATCGGGGGCAACTAAAGAAGAGTTTGAATCATTAAGGGACGAAGCTTTAAAATTAGGATCATCAACAAAATATACAGCAGTTGAGGTTTCAGGACTTCAAAAAGAATATGCAAAATTAGGATTTTCAGCTCTTGAAATATCGTTGATCACAAAAGCCACGGTCGAATTAGCTACCGCAACAGGTGAAGATTTGGCAAATTCAGCAACAATTGCCGGAGCAACTTTGAGGCAGTTTAATTTGGATGCCTCCAAAATGCAGATGGTGGTTGATGTTATAACGATGGCTCTGAATAAGTCATCATTAGACCTTACAAAATTTGCAACTGCAATGCAGTACGTTGGCCCTGTCGCTAATGCTGTCGGAGAAAATTTACAATCAACTTCCGCAAAGTTATCTGTATTGGCAAACGCAGGAATCGAGGCGTCAATTTCGGGAACTTCACTAAGAAATATCTATCTGGAACTTGAAAAATCAG